TCTTATAATGGTAGTGGTGTAACATTTAAAGCACTTCCTCCAAATCAGGGTGGTAGTGGTGTTGCAAATCCATTATTTGAAATTACGGAATTGGGTGGTGGTAGAATCTTCTTCACATCCGGTAACGAAACTGGTGACTTTAGAATTGGTACTGGATTGAGTATTAATCAGGCAACTGGTACTTTGGTGGGTAGAACATTTAGTAAATCTCTATTCTCATTAGTAACTCCGTTCTCATTGGCACTACAAATATAAAAAAGAAAATAAAAAAATAAAAAAATGGCAGAAGTTTTTGTACCCTTAAATCGGTTTCAGTCAGTAGTAACAGGCCTGACTGGAGAACCTGATGAAATATATGCAACTCCGGCGGGTGTATCATCTATTGTGTTATCATGTCAAATTACAAACAATAGTTTGATAACACAACCTGTAACTATATTTGTAATATCAAATAAAGAAATACCCTTACCTGAATTTGGTAATGTATATAGTGGAAGTTCCTTTATAAGTTCTTCCGTATCTTTATTAGATTTTAGTGGTAGTTTTGCTAGTGCATCTTTATTACTTAATTCAAATAGACAATTTTTAAGAAAAGAAATAGCGGCATATACTGATAATCAAAATAGTTTATCGGAAACTCCATTTACTTTTATATCATCCTATTTTGAGCAAAATACTTTAGATGATGTGGATGCAATAAAGTATGATATAGTTAATAATACAACTATTAGAACAAATAAAGCAGCTAAAGCATATTTTGATAAAAATGGTGTATCTTTAATTGATTCAACTGAATATTCGGCATCTTTGTTCGCTTTAGATTATTTAAAAGTATTATCAAATCAAATTATAAAAAATGAATCAACAACAGGTTCGTTGGATTCACCATTATTATTTCAAAGTGGCGTTACACAATCTGTATTAAGTGGATTTACAAATGGCACAACTGCTGGTATATCAGCATCTATATATGTAGTAAATTCTTTAGTAGATGTTATAAAAGCTACAATTGAATCTCCTGTACTTGTTGAACAAGAAGCTGTGAGATTGGTTACTAACGTATCAATTCCGCCAGCAGATTCTTTATCTCCTGTTGTTTCTGGTAAATTAGTATTAGAAGAAACTTATGGATTTATTGTTTCTGGTTCACCTGAATTAACTGTGGTTCTTTCCTTGTTAGAAAGTGCAAATGAATAACAATAATATCATTGATTGATATTTATAAGGGATTCTCTATATTTATAACAAAGCTGGAAAGTAACGCATGGCAATTAGTAATCTATTAACAGGAAGGGTAAGGGTTGTAAGCCCGAAAAATGTAACATCTGACAGATATCAGTTTTTGGATTTGTCACAGGCCGAACCAAATTTTGGAGTCCCATCGTTCAGCGCATCGCTTTATGATAATCCAGCGATATTAGTTTCAGATTCCGATGGAAATAGAGGATTTGTTCAATTACCATCATCCACAAAATTAGTAACTGGTTCAATAACGGCATCTGTAACTCCTGAATATGGATTTCAGGTAGTTTCTGTAGATAGTGGTTCTCAATTTACTGGTAGTGTATTTGTAAGTGGAAGTATAACTTCTGATTTTTTCATTGGTGATGGTTCTCAATTAACAAATGTACAATCTACCGTATCTCCTAGAATTGCTAGTGGTAGTGCAACCGCATCTATTTCTCCTGATTTGGGATTGCAAATAAATGTTGATACTACAATATTGGGAAATCTTTATGTATCCCAATCAATAATTGCAGACCAACTTATTGTTAATTTAATCTCATCGTCTGTAATTTTTTCGTCTGGTTCTAATATATTTGGAAACACCGATACTAATATACAACAATTTACTGGTTCTGTTCAAATACAAACGGAATTAATAGCCGGATATGTAACAGCATCTTCTTTTAGTGGTTCATTTACTGGAGATGGTAGTAATTTATTTAATGTACCAGCCGAAACGGCTTTTCAAATAGCAACGGGTAGTGTAACGGCATCGGTTAATCCCGATTATGGATTTAGAGTAGAATCAGCTAATAGTGGTTCTCAGATTACTGGTAGTGTAAAGGTTAGTGGTAGCGTATTGGTACAAAGCGGTTCTTATTTTATTGGAGATGGTAGATATTTAAACAATATTTCTCTTGCAAATTTAGCAATAGATTCGACTAGAATATTTAGTGGGTCCGCAACAGCATCAATTTCACCATCGGAAGGATTTAAAGTAAATGTTAATTCAAGTATTAGTGGTAGTTTAAATGTATCACAATCAATTATAGCATCACAATTTAGTGGTTCATTTTCTGGTTCATTTCAAGGGGATGGTAGTAGATTAATAAACTTACCAATAATTACTAAAATAGCAAGTGGTAGTGTAACTGCATCGGTTGACCCAAACAATGGATTTGTAGTAACATCGGTAGCAAATGGTTCTACTTTTAGTGGTAGTGTATTTTTAAGTAGTGGTTCTTATTTCTCTGGTAGTGGTAAATATATATTTGATATACCATTCGCAAATTTAACAGGAGATACAATTAGAATATCAAGTGGTAATGTAACTGCATCTGTTAATCCTGATTATGGATTTAAAGTAGAATCATTAGTAAGTGGTTCGCAATTTACTGGAAGTATAAGTGTAAGTGGAAGTATAAATGTAAGTGGTAGTGTGACGGCATCATTCTTTGTTGGAGATGGTAGTAAATTATTTAACATACCAGCTTTAACAGCTGTATTAATAGCAAGTGGTAGTGTAACCGCTTCGGTAACACCTGATAACGGATTTGTTGTAACATCTGCAAAAAGTGGTTCTCAATTTACTGGTTCTATAAATGTAAGTGGTAGTGTAACTGCAAATAATTTCTTTGGCACGGCATCTCAAGCTGAAAACGCTAATTTATTAGATGGTTTAGAATCTACAACATTTGCAACAACTGGTTCAAACATATTTACTGGTTCTCAATTTATTACTGGTAGTGTAACAGCTAATTTCTTTGTTGGAGATGGTTCTGCATTAACTGGAGTAACGGCCGATGTTACCGCACGTATAGCAAGTGGTAGTGCAACGGCATCTATTTCTCCTGATTTTGGTTTAGTTGTAAATACAACTGTATCAGCATCTTCATTTAGTGGTAGTGGTGATGGTTTATTTAATATTCCGTTATCTGCATTTAGTAGTGAAGTATCTAGAATAGCAACTGGTAGTATCACAGCATCTGTTACTCCTGATTTTGGATTTAGAGTAGAATCTATTGATAGTGGTTCTCAATTTACGGGTTCATTATTTGTAAGTGGTAATATCCAAGTATCTTCTGGTTCATTCTTTAGTGGTAGTGGTGAGGGATTATTTAATATACCATTTGCATCTATATCTGGACAAATATCAAAAATTGCAAGCGGTTCTGCAACGGCATCAATTTCTCCTGATAAAGGATTTGAAATAAATGTAGATACAAGAATAACTGGCTCTCTATTAGTAGTTAGTTCTAGTAATTTCTTATCATCCGTATCTGCATCTGTATTTAGTGGTAGTGGTGAATCTTTATTTAATATTCCATTAGCAGCATTAGCAACGGAAGCTCTAAGAATAGCAAATGGTGATGTAACCGCATCTGTTTCTAATGATGGATTTGTAGTAAAAACTCCATTCTCTGGCTCTCAAATTGGTTCTAGATTTACTGGTAGTTTATCAATTAGTGGTAGTGTATTTTTAAGTAGTGGTTCTTTTTATTCTGGATCTGGAGAAGGGTTATTTAATATTCCGTTTTCAGCATTATCTACCGAAGTGTTTAGAATTGCAAGTGGTAGTGTAACCGCATCAGCAAGTCCTAATTTTGGATTTGTCGTAACATCTGCTGCAAGTGGTTCTCAGTTTAGTGGTAGTGTTAGCATTAGTGGTTCGTTAAGTGCATATGGAAATGGATTTATTAGTGGTACATTACTTGTAACATCTGCTTCTAATTTCTTTGATAGTACTTTAATTATAACTCGCCAATATTCTCAATTTAGTGGTAGTGTATATGGTTCAATATTTAGTGGTTCTAATTTCTTTGGACAATCATTTAGTGGTTCGCATATTGGAGATGGTTCTCAATTAACTAATGTAAATGCATTATCGGCATATGTATTACAATCTGGCTCATTCACAGCATCATTTATACCAAATACCGGATTAAAAGTTAATACAAATTTATTTGTTGAAAATGGTAGTGTAACCGCAAGTAATTTAAATTTAATAAATAATGCATATGTAGGAAATAACCTTTATGTAGAAAATAATATATACGCTAAACAAATATCTGTTCAATTTATATCATCATCGATAATTTATTCAACTGGTTCAAATATATTTGGAAACACCAATACCAATATCCAACAATTTACTGGTTCTGTTCAAATACAAACGGAATTAATAGCAGGATTTGTAACAGCATCATCATATACTGGTTCATTTAGTGGCGCATTTAAAGGTGATGGTAGTGGATTAATAAATATCCCAGCAACAATACCAACATTAATAGCAACGGGTAGTGTATCTGCATCTGTATCATTACAAAATGGATTTATAGTAAGAGCTTCTGAAAGTGGTTCTTTGTTTTATGGCAATGTTATTATTACTGGTTCTAAAACTGAATTAACTTCAAGTTTATTTGTAGAAGGTCCTACATTATTTAAAAGTGGTATATCTGCATCTGTATTTAGTGGTAGTGGTGCGGGATTAACAAATTTACCAGAAACTACTAGATTGGGTAGTGGTAATGTAACAGCTTCAGTAAATTCTAATTTTGGATTTATTGTAATATCAACCGATAGTGGGTCTGTATTTACTGGTTCTATTTTAATAACCGGTAGTGTAACAATACCATCTGGGTCTGGATATTTTAGTGGTAGTGGTGAAGGATTGAGTAATATTCCATTCTCTGCTTTATCTGGGGATGCATTAAGATTAGCAAGTGGAAGTGTAACAGCTTCTATTTCTCCAAATAAAGGATTCGAAGTAAATACTTTTACAAAAATATCTGGAAGTTTGATAGTATCATCATCCGGTCATGTAGTGGATGTATCCGATATTAATAAAGTATTTGATGTAACAAATAATGGGGCTTCGGCATATAATTTTAGTAATGCAATTAGTGGTTCGAACCCCACATTAACTTTAGTAAAAGGAGTAACTTATACATTTAATATAAATGCAAGTGGCCACCCATTTTATATAAAAGCGGCACCTGTAACGGGGACAGGTAGTACATATAATACAGGTGTATCTGGAAATGGAACACAGGTAGGAACAATAACATTTACTGTACCAAGTAACGCACCAGAAACTTTATATTATAATTGCCAATTCCATTCATCGATGAAGGGCACGATTAATGTTGTTGAAGAATATATAATACCAGCTACTATTGAATTAATTGGAGATGTGAATGTTACTGGAAGTGTAAGTATAACATTTGGTTCAACATTTAGTGGTAGTGGGGCAAACTTATTTGATATTCCATTCTCTGCATTTAGTGGAGATGCGATTCGTATAGCAAGTGGTTCTGCAACGGCATCAATATCTCCGATTAATGGATTTTTGGTAAATACTAAAGCACAATTTGAAGGTAATGTATCGGCATCAATGTTTACTGGTAGTGGTGCTGGATTATTTGATATTCCGTTCTCATCATTTACTGGAGATGCATCTAGAATCGCTAGTGCTAGTGTAAGCGCATCGGTATCTCCTGATTTTGGATTTAGAGTAGAATCATTGGAAAGTGGTTCACAATTTACTGGAAGTATAAATGTAAGTGGAAGTATTTCAATATCATCTGGTTCTTTTTATTCTGGTAGTGGTAGATTTATATTTGATATTCCTGAATCGGCATTATCATTCTCTCCAAATAAAATAGTAAGTGGTTCGGTAACAGCTTCTGTAAGTCCTGATTATGGATTTAGAATAGAATCAGTAGATTATGGTTCTGAATTTACTGGAAGTATTAGAGTATCTGGCTCTGTGAATATAAATAATTCATTGACTGTAACTAATTCGGTTATAGCAAACGAATTTAGTGGTTCATTTAGTGGTAGTGGTGCAAATTTATTTGATATTCCATTATCTGCGCTAGTACAAAATGTTTACCAAATAGCAACAGGTTCAGTAACAGCATCAGTAGACCCTAATATTGGATTTATTGTAAATTCAAACGCAACAATTACAGGTAGTTTAATTGTATCATCATCAACCACATTACAACAAGGTTTAAATGTATTGGGTAATGTAAATGTTGATACTCTTAATAGCGGTAGCTACGGAACTATTAATTTAAGTGGTTCTACAAATATAACTGGAGCATTGGATATTATAGGAGATGCTCATTTACATAATGATTTATATGTTGATGGTAAAATTATAGCAAACCAAATAGTTACTAATTTAATTTCATCATCAATAATTTATTCGTCTGGTTCTAATATATTTGGAAATGATGTAACAAACTTTCAACAATTCACTGGTTCACTATATGTAAGTGGTGGAATTGGTGGTGGAGTATTTTTAAATACTGGTTCAACATTTAGTGGTAGTGGTAGGGGATTATTTGATATTCCTTTATCGGCATTAGCAGAAAATGTTTATCAGATGGCATCTGGTAGTGTAACTGCATCTGTATCTCCTAATAACGGATTTAAAGTTTATTCATTGGATGTTGGTTCTCAATTCACCGGTTCGGTTTATGTAACAGGTAGTGTATCTGCATCATTCTTTGTAGGAGATGGTTCACAATTAACAAATGTTCCTGCAACGGTAGCTCCATTTATTGGTAGTGGTTCTGCAACTGGTTCGGTAACAAGTGGGGACCAATTTATAGTAACAACAGCAAAAACTGGTTCTCAACTTGGTTCTCAATTTACTGGTTCAATCGAAGTTAGTGGAAGCATTAGAGCAACTGATTATCTTATTGGGGATGGTACATATATTACAAATGTATTTGCACAAACATCTCCAAAAATTGAAAGTGGTAGTGTAACGGCTTCAGTAAGTCCTAATTTTGGATTTAGAGTACAAACTCCATTTACACAATCTCAAGTAGGTTCTCAATTTACTGGTTCAATTGAAGTTAGTGGAAGTATTAGAGCAACTCAATATTTATTTGGTGATGGTACGTTTATTACTAATGTACAAGCATCAGCAGCACCTATAATAGCAAGTGGTTCGGCAACTGCATCAGTAACAAGTGGTAATACATTTGTAGTAACAACTGGAGCAACTGGTTCAGCTATTGGTTCTAGGTTTACGGGTTCAATTGATGTAAGTGGTAGTGTTAAGGCATTTACATTTATAGGAGATGGTTCTCAATTAACCAATGTACAAGCATCATCTGCACCATTTATCGCTAGTGGTTCGGCAACAGCATCTGTACAAAGTGGTGATACATTTATAGTTATAACTGGTGCAACATCTGGTTCGGCAGTAGGTTCTCAGTTTACTGGTTCGGTAGCAATTAGTGGTTCAATAAGTGCATCCTTATTTGCAGGAGATGGTGGTGGATTATTTAACATTCCAGCTGCAGCATTGCAAGATCTTGAATTAAATAAAATTATTTCTGGTTCGGCTATAGCAATAATTTCACCTAATAATGGTTTGAATATTAATACAACAATATCAGCATCTCTTTATTTTGGTGATGGTGGTGGATTGTTTAACATCCCTGCAAATGCATTAACAGACCTTAAGTTAGATAAATTAGTTTCTGGTTCTGCAACAGCATCTATTTCACCTATTGATGGATTTAGAACAAATATATTTGCAGCAATTACCGGTGGTATTTATGTAACTGGTGGAAATTTTGTAGCAGCATCCGGTTCTACATATGTAGGAGATGGAAGTGGATTGACAAATATTAATATTGCAAACTTAGCATTTGAAACATCAATATTAAAATCAGGATCATTTACAGCATCTGTTTCTCCTAATAATGGATTTGTTACAAATGCATCTGCAAGTATTTACGGTAACTTATATGTTGATAAAGGAATTACTAGTTCATTTATATATTCTCCATATTTTACTGGTTCATTCAATGGTACATATACATTTAGAGGAAGTGGACCAACTGCATCTGCAGAATATGATATTTTAAGATATGATGAAGCTAGAGGATATTATATTCCTCAGCCTGAATATTCTGATGTTGAAACTGTTGGATTTAGTAATGTAAATATTTTAACAATTGTTCATAATTTAGGAGTTTTATATCCGGTTGTTCAGGTTTATCAAACTGGTTCTCAACAACAAATTATTCCAGCAACGATTGAATCAATTAATGCAAATACTATACAAATTACATTTAGTGGAACTGAAAGTGGACAAGTAGTAATTGGTAGTGGTGGTAGTGTAATTAGTGGTACGATTCAAGGTAATAGAGTAGTAGGAACTGTTAATTCCGCATCTTACGCAGTATATGCTGAAAATGCAGGAACGGCATCTACTTTACTTGGGTTGACAAATGAAAACGTACAACAATTATTATCAGCATCATTACAACCTGGTAATTACGTTTTATCATCGCAAACTGCATCAATGAGTGTATTAAGCTCATCTTACGCAGCAACTGCATCTTACGCATTGAATGCAAGTATTGATACAACATTATTTGTATTAAATTCACAAACAGCTTCAATGTTTGTGGGTACAGCATCTTTAGCATATCAAGCGATATCAGCATCATTCGCTTCCAATGGCGGTGGTGGTGGTGGTTTTGTTGATACGGCTAGTTTTGTATTAAATTCACAAACATCTTCAATGACGGTGTTGAGTGCATCATTTGCAACTTCGGCATCATACGCAGCTTTCGCAGCAAATGCTTCAAACGTAGATACAACAGCATTTATTAATAAGTACTTAGATAGTACTATGTTCGCAAACTTCGTTGTAACAGGAAGTTTTGGTGCTAGTGGTAGTGTTTATGTAAATAATTTATATACATCCTCTTTGTCATCTTATGTATTAACTTGGAATACAACAACTCGTCAATTAGAAGCTAGAGACGTAGCGGGAGCAAGTGGTACATCGGGAACATCTGGTACATCGGGAACATCAGGAACATCTGGTACATCTGGTTCATCTGGAAGTAGTGGTACTGACGGTTCGGCTGGTACAAGCGGTACATCTGGTACATCTGGTAGTGATGGTACATCTGGAAGTAGTGGTACGGATGGCTCAGCTGGTACATCGGGAACATCTGGTACATCGGGAACATCTGGTTCATCTGGTTCAAGCGGTTCATCTGGTAGTGATGGTTCATCTGGTTCAAGCGGAAGTAGTGGAACATCAGGAACATCTGGTACATCTGGTTCATCTGGAAGTAGTGGTTCATCTGGTAGTAGTGGTTCATCTGGAACAAGTGGTACATCCGGAAGTAGTGGTTCTGCTGGTACATCGGGAACATCTGGTTCTACGGGCTCAGCTGGAAGTAGTGGTACATCGGGAACATCTGGTTCATCGGGAACATCTGGTACATCTGGAAGTAGTGGAACATCTGGTACATCTGGAAGTAGTGGAACATCTGGTACAAGCGGCACATCAGGAACATCTGGTACATCGGGAACATCTGGTACATCGGGATATGATGGTTCATCCGGAAGTTCCGGCACATCTGGTACATCGGGAACATCTGGTACATCGGGAACATCTGGAATAAGTGGTACATCAGGTACATCCGGAACATCTGGAATAAGTGGTACTGATGGTTCGGCAGGTTCATCTGGTAGTAGTGGTGAGTCTGGAACAAGCGGTTCATCTGGAAGTAGTGGAACATCTGGTTCATCCGGAACATCTGGAAGTAGTGGTTCATCGGGAACAACTGGTTCAGCTGGTACATCTGGTTCATCGGGAACATCTGGTACATCTGGTTCATCTGGAAGTAGTGGTTCATCTGGAAGTAGTGGTAGTAGTGGAACATCTGGTTCAACCGGTTCGGCTGGTTCATCTGGGTCATCTGGAACGAGTGGTACATCGGGAACATCTGGTAGTAGTGGAACATCGGGTTCAACTGGTTCAGCTGGTTCATCCGGTACATCGGGAACAAGAGGTACATCTGGTACATCTGGTTCTTCGGGAACATCTGGTAGCAGTGGTACATCGGGAACATCTGGTAGTAGTGGAACGTCTGGTTCTACCGGTAGTGATGGTACATCTGGAAGTAGTGGTTCATCTGGTTTAGATGGAACATCTGGCACAAGCGGAAGTAGTGGAAGTAGTGGTACATCTGGTTCATCTGGAGTAAGTGGTACGGATGGTACATCTGGTTCATCAGGAACATCCGGTTCATCGGGTTCATCTGGATTGAGTGGAACATCTGGTTCATCTGGATTGAGTGGAACGAATGGTACAAGCGGTTCATCGGGAACATCTGGTAAAGCTGGTACAAGTGGCTCATCGGGAACGTCTGGTAGTAGTGGTACATCCGGTAAAAGTGGTTCATCTGGAACATCTGGTTCATCTGGATTAAGTGGAACGGATGGTACATCTGGTAGTAGCGGTTCGTCTGGAAGTAGTGGTAGTAGTGGTACTGACGGTTCGGCTGGAACATCTGGTTCAAGCGGTACGGATGGTTCGGCTGGTACAAGTGGCACATCTGGTACAAGCGGTTCATCAGGTTCATCTGGAAGTAGTGGTAGCAGTGGTACGGATGGCTCAGCAGGTACAAGCGGTACAAGCGGTACATCTGGTTCATCTGGAAGTAGTGGTAGTGATGGAACATCTGGCACATCTGGTTCATCTGGAAGTAGTGGTACTGATGGTTCAGCTGGTACATCTGGTAGTAGTGGAGAAAATGGAACATCGGGAACATCTGGCACAAGTGGTACATCTGGTACAAGTGGAACATCTGGTGAAAGTGGTACTGACGGTTCATCTGGTAGTAGTGGTATTTCTTGTTTAACATATCTTTTATCTAATGAAGATTTTGATAATCCAGCAGTATTTGATTGGACACGATGCGATTTTACATCAGGAGACCAAATAACAATAAACCCTGGTGACCCGAATGTAGAAATTTGTGCAATTGGAGAATCTGTTGTATTAGCAAATGCACCATATGGAACAATAAATTTAGTTGGAGCATGTAATGGTACATCTGGTGTTGATGGAATACCTGGATATACTCCTGAATTTGGAGTAGATTATTTTAATGGTACTGATGGTTCATCTGGTTCATCCGGTTTAGATGGATTGGCAGGTTCATCGGGTTCATCTGGAACATCTGGTACAAGTGGAAGTAGTGGTTCATCGGGAACATCTGGAACTAGAGGTACAAGCGGTTCATCTGGTACAAGTGGAACATCCGGAGAAAGTGGTACATCCGGTAGTAGTGGTACATCGGGAATATCTGGTTCAGCTGGTACATCTGGTACATCTGGTACATCTGGAAGTAGTGGAGAAAATGGTTCATCGGGAACATCTGGAATAAGTGGTACTGATGGGTCAGCCGGTACATCTGGAATAAGTGGTACAGCTGGTACATCTGGAAGTAGTGGAGAAAATGGTTCATCGGGAACATCTGGTGAAAGTGGTACATCTGGTTCGTCTGGATACTCTGGTACTGATGGTTCAGCTGGTACATCTGGTACATCTGGAAGTAGTGGAATAAGTGGTTCATCTGGAACTTCAGGAATATCTGGTACAAGCGGAAGTAGCGGTTCATCTGGTACATCTGGTGAAAGTGGAACATCTGGTTCATCTGGAATAAGCGGTAAAGATGGTACTTTTGTTGGAAGTAGTGGTTCATCTGGTACATCTGGTACAAGCGGAACATCTGGTGAAAGTGGCTCTGCTGGTACATCTGGTACATCTGGAACATCTGGTATTAGTGGTGCTAGTGCAACATCAGGAACATCTGGTACAAGCGGAACATCCGGAGAAAGTGGAACATCTGGTTCATCGGGAACATCTGGAACAAGCGGTATTAGTGGTGCTAGTGCAACATCGGGAACATCTGGTACATCGGGAACATCTGGAGAAAGTGGTACATCTGGTTCATCGGGAACATCTGGAACAAGCGGTATTAGTGGAACTGATGGTACTTATTTTGGTACAAGCGGAACATCAGGAATATCTGGTACAAGCGGAACATCTGGAATAAGTGGTACTGATGGTTCGGCTGGTACAAGCGGTACATCTGGTACAAGCGGTATTAGTGGTACGGATGGTACTTATTTTGGTACAAGCGGAACATCTGGTACAAGCGGAACATCTGGTACATCGGGAACATCTGGTGAAAGTGGAACGGCTGGTACATCTGGAACATCTGGAACATCTGGTAAAGATGGTACATACTTTGGTTCATCTGGAACATCGGGAGTAAGTGGAACATCTGGTACATCGGGTATTAGTGGAGCTGAATCAACATCTGGTTCATCGGGAACATCTGGTACGTCTGGTAAAGATGGTACATTCTTTGGCTCATCTGGAACATCGGGAGTTAGTGGTACATCTGGTACATCAGGTATTAGTGGGGCAGAATCAACATCTGGTTCATCAGGAACATCTGGTTCATCTGGTAAAGATGGTACATTCTTTGGTAGCAGTGGTACATCTGGAGTTAGTGGAACATCAGGTACATCTGGTCTTAGTGGAGCTGGAGCAACATCTGGTAGCAGTGGTACATCCGGAACATCTGGTGTTAGTGGTTTAAACGGAACATTCTTTGGTAGCAGTGGTACATCTGGAGTTAGTGGAACATCAGGTACAAGTGGTATTAGTGGAGCAGAATCAACATCGGGTTCATCCGGAACATCTGGTACGTCTGGGGTAAGTGGTAAAGATGGTACATATTTCGGTTCATCAGGAACATCGGGAGTTAGTGGTACATCTGGTACATCAGGTCTTAGTGGAGTGGCATCAACATCTGGTTCATCTGGAACAAGCGGTATTAGTGGAACTGATGGTACTTATTTTGGTACAAGCGGAACATCAGGAATAAGTGGAACGTCTGGTACATCATTCTATGGAGTAACATCTGGAACGTCTGGAATATCTGGTACATCTGGTACATCATTCTATGGAGTAACATCTGGTACTGGTGGTTCTGCTGGTACATCTGGAACATCTGGGTTTTTAACTTTAACCGGTACAACTGATAATGGTATATTAACATTAAATGGAGCACAACCAAATGCAAGTGTTGAAGCTAATTTAACATTTGATGGTAGCTTGTTGACAGTAGCTGGAGCAGTATCACCAACAACATATAGAGAAACATATTCCGATTTAGGAACTGGTGGAGCAACATTCTCAATCGATTTAAGTACAGCAAACAATTTTAAGAAAACTGTAAACGCAAATGGAACGGTTACAATAACAAATCCACCAGCTGGAAAAGCATTTGGATTTACACTAGCATTAACAAATGGTGGTGGATATACAATAGCTTGGACTAGTGTTAAATGGGCTGGTGGAGCACAACCAACTCTAACAACATCTGGTACGGATATTATTGTAATATATACTTATGATGGAGGCAGTACCTATTATGGTTTCTTAGCCGGAAAAAATATGATATAATAAGTTATGGGAATAGCAAGAAGATTAATACCTAGCGGAATGGCAGAACCTTTCAAATTTACAATAGCAGTTGGTGCTGGTGGTTTATTTACTTTACCATTGAATGATTATAATGGATTAACTCCAAACTTTAGTGTAAGTTGGGGCGATGCTACTTCAAATAGTATAACAGCATATAATGATACTAATAGAGCACACACATATACATCAGCTGGTACATATCAAATAGAAATAACTGGATTCATGCCATCATTTGCAGTTGATAATAAAGCAGCAATAAAAAGTTTGATTACATCTGTTGATGCATGGGGGACTGTTGGTTTAAGAGTTATCAATTTTTATGGTTGTAATAATATTAGTACTCTACCAACTGATTATATTGGATTGACTGATGTTGAGATATTTTCAAATTTTATGCGTTCAACTGCTATAACAACAATTCCTTCAACAATATTTTCAAATTCAACACAAGCATTATCTTTTACGGATATTTTTTCATTTACAGCCATAACAAGTATACCATCTGGGTTGTTTACTAATAATGTTAATGCTACTGATTTTGGTGCTGCATTTAGTACATGTCTTTCTTTAGCAACATACCCATCGAATTTATTTGATACTAATATAAATGTATCTGGTTTTGCTGGTACATTTAAATTATGCAAATTATTAACATCACCATTACAATTTACATATAATACTGCTGTAACTGATTTTTCTAATTTATATTTTCAAAATACAACAACAAATAGTATGTCTGGTACGGCACCATCACTTTGGACTAGAGTTCCTCAACCATATGGAGTGGGTGCATTTAAAAATTGTACTGGTTTATCAAATTTCGCATCAATACCTTCAAATTTTAAATAATTATGTATTTAAGAATTATAAACGATACTATAATATATCCATATACAATTCAACAATTAAAGTTAGATAATTCAAATGTAACTTTTCCTGAAAATTTAACTAATGCTGTTTTACTTGAATGGGATATGATTAGTGTTCAACCAACAGTAAAACCAAACGATTATACAAAAAATATTTCCGAAGGAACTCCTGAATTAATAGATGGTACATATAATCAAGTTTGGAATCAATCAAACGCATCTGAAACGGAAATTAATATTCGTATAGAAAATAAATGGATAGAAATCAGAAATTTGAGAGACCAATTACTTTTAGAATCCGATTGGACACAATTAGCAGATTCTCCGCAAATTACAAATAATGACTGGAAAACATACAGACAATATCTTAGAGATATTACCAGTCAAAGTAACCCTTTTGGCATAAGCTGGCCCACAAAACCTTAAAAGGAAATTTATTATATTTATACCTATAACAAAATTACGGATATAAATGAAAATAAATAGTCCCATTTTTTCAGGCTCAATAACGCAAGCAGTTAATGCGTATGCTACATTGAGTGGTTCGTTTACGGGCTCATTTACAGGTTCATTTAAAGGAGACATAGATGTTCAGCAAGCATCCTTTGATTATTTAACAATTGGTCAAAGATTAATAGTTAGCGGAAGCTTAATTGTTACTGGTTCTGGAAATATAATTGGTCCATTAAATATAACCGGTTCTACTAATATATTATCTGGCTCGGTGAATGTATTATCTGGCTCGGTAACAATAGAAGGTGTAAGTGTGTTAGATACAGCTTTAGCATATGCTATCGCATTAGGATAAAAATAAAAATAAATGGCAAATACATTTAAAAATAGTATAAGTGGTTCAATTGGTACGGCAAATACAATTGTATATCAAGCACCAGCTGCTACATCAACAACTGTAATTGGGATGAGTGTTGCAAATACTAACCTTAATAATAATATTAATGTTAGTGCAACTTTAACAAGTGCTGGACAATCTAAGACGGTATATGTAGTTAGAAATACTACTATACCTGTTGGAGGAAGTGTAGTCTTTGTTGGAGGTGACCAAAAAATAGCAATGAGTGCAGGAGATTTTATTTCGGTACAATCTTCGGTAGCGGCATCGGCAGATGTAATTGTTTCGGTTTTAGAAATTAGTTAAAAGTAATAAAATAGATGAATGTTTTAGGCAAAAATCCTAACGGGTTTAATCAGATTAGTCAAAGTGTATTAGCGGTAACGGTAAATGGCGTTGACCAAGTAAATGTATCAACATCTTCGGTATCGGTTAATACATCGTTAAATGTAATAAACTCAATAACGGCATCTATATTTAGTGGTTCGCAATTTAGTGGTTCGTTTAGTGGTTCGTTTACTGGAGATGCTAGTAAGTTATATAATGTAACTCAAATAGCAAGTGGTTCTATCTATGTAAAAGTAAATGAAAATAATGTACAAATAAGTGGTAGTACTCAAATTACTGGTAGCGTAAGAGTAACTGGTAGTGTATATGTAGAGACTGGTTCTTATTTTGTTGGAGATGGCTCTCAATTAAGAAATATAAATGCGGATTCAATTGGTGATATAAATAAAATTAAATCAGGTTCAGCACTTGCAGTAATTTCTCCCGATAAAGGATTGGAGATAAATACAAATACAATTATAACTGGTTCTTTAGTAGTAAGTGGTAGTCAAACTTTAACTGGTTCATTTAATCAATTAGGTAATAAAACTATAACAGGTAATCTTATTATTAATGGAACTGAAAACATAACTGGTAGTTTAAATGTAAGTGGTAGTGAAAATTTAATTGGCAATTTAACTATAACTGGTAACGAAAATATAAATGGAAATTTAGTTGTTACTGGTTCTCAAATAATAACACAAAATTTAACTGTAGCTGGTACTATTGTTTCAAATCAAATTGTAACAAACATAGTATCATCATCAGTAGTATATTCATCTGGCTCAAACATATTTGGTAATTCTGTAACAAATATACAACAATTAACTGGTAGTGTAAAAATAACAGGTAGTTTAATTGTAAGTGGTAGTGTTTATGTGGATAGTATTCCATCATCACTATCAAACCAAGTATTAGTAATTGATACAGCAACTGGTCAAATAGGTTCTAGATTTGCAGCCGCAACATCTGGTACATCTGGTACATCAGGAACATCTGGTACTTCAGGAGTAAGTGGTACATCTGGTAGTAGTGGTTCATCGGGAACATCTGGAAGTAGTGGTTCATCTGGTAGTACTGGTACAGCTGGTACAACGGGTTCGGCTGGAACATCTGGAAGTAGTGGAACATCAGGAACATCTGGTACAAGCGGTTCATCCGGAACATCTGGTTCATCTGGTACAAGTGGTACATCAGGAACATCTGGTACACGTGGTACATCAGGAACATCTGGAGTAAGTGGTAGTAGTGGTTCGTCTGGAAGTACTGGTTCTGCTGGTACATCTGGTTTGACTGGTACATCGGGAACATCTGGAGTAAGTGGTAGTAGTGGTTCATCTGGTAAAGATGGTTCATCTGGTACATCGGGAAGTAGTGGAAGTAGTGGAACAAGAGGTTCAGCTGGTTCATCTGGATTGACCGGAACAAGTGGTTCATCTGGGGTAACCGGAAGTAGTGGTTCATCTGGTAAAGATGGAAGTAGTGGTAAAAATGGTTCATCTGGAACATCTGGTTCATCTGGAAGTAGTGGAATAAGTGGTTCAGCTGGAACATCTGGCACAAGTGGAATAAGTGGGTCATCAGGAACATCTGGAACATCTGGTTCATCTGGAAGTAGTGGTTTAACTGGTGGTGGTGGTACATCTGGTTCATCTGGTAGTAGTGGACGTAGTGGTAGTAGTGGTTCATCGGGAACATCTGGTTCATCTGGTTCATCCGGCTCTACTGGTACAGCTGGTACATCTGGAGTTAGTGGTACAGCTGGTACATCTGGTATAAGTGGTTCATCTGGAGTAAGTGGAAGTAGTGGTACATCGGGATTATCTGGAACATCTGGTTCATCTGGTAGTAGTGGTTCATCTGGAACAACCGGCTCAACTGGAACATCTGGTTCATCTGGAAGTAGTGGTTCATCGGGAACAAGTGGATTATCTGGTGCGACTGGTACAAGTGGTCTAAGTGGTAGTGCTGGTTCATCGGGAACATCTGGTACATCGGGAACATCTGGAACAAGTGGTACATCTGGTAAAGATGGAGTAATAGGTTCATCGGGCTCTGCAGGTACATCGGGAACATCTGGTACATCAGGAACATCTGGTAGTAGTGGTTCATCGGGTTCAGCTGGTACATCGGGAACATCTGGTTCATCGGGTTCATCTGGAGCACAAGGTTCATCTGGTTCAGCTGGTACATCGGGAACATCTGGTTCATCTGGTAGTAGTGGAAGTAGTGGTTCATCTGGTACATCTGGCTCATCTGGAAGTAGTGGTTCATCTGGAGCACAAGGTTCATCTGGTACATCAGGAACATCTGGTACAAGCGGTTCATCAGGAACATCTGGAAGTAGTGGAAGTAGTGGTAGTAGTGGTTCATCCGGAACAAGAGGTACATCTGGAAGTAGTGGAACATCTGGCTCATCTGGATTAAGTGGTAGTAGTGGTTCATCGGGAACATCTGGTTCATCTGGAAGTAGTGGAAGTAGTGGAAGTAGTGGTTCGTCTGGTTCATCGGGAACATCCGGAACAAGAGGTACATCTGGAAGTAGTGGAAGTAGTGGTTCATCTGGTAGTAGTGGAAGTAGTGGTGCTACTGGAGCAAGTGGTTCGTCTGGTAGTAGTGGTAGTAGAGGTACATCCGGTACATCGGGAACGTCTGGCACATCGGGAACATCTGGTACATCTGGTAGTAGTGGTTCATCGGGTTCGTCTGGTTCATCTGGAACATCCGGTACAAGCGGTACATCAGGAAGTAGTGGTACATCAGGATCAAGAGGTACATCGGGTTCATCTGGATTATTATCTTTAAGTGGTGGTACTGATAATGGTGTAATAACATTAAATGGTACTGCACCAAATGCAACTGTTGAAAGTAATTTATTATTTGATGGTACTACATTAACAGTAACTGGAAATAAGACTGTTTCTGGAAATAGTGTTATGGGTGGTTTAACTGCAATTGGTAATACAACAATATATAAAGCTGGTGTAAGTGCACCAACAACGGCGGATAGCACAAATAATGCACATTTAGTATTAGCTGGAACTAACGCATTGGTTAGATTACAATTAGGTACACAAAACGTTTCACCATTTGCAGGATGGATTCAAGCATCATACGATAACACAGGTGGTTCGAATGGAGTAGAACCAATAACATTAAATCCTTTAGGTGGTAATATTAATATAAATGGTACAACTTATTATCTTAATAATGGTACATCAAACTTAAACGCATTAACATTAGCCGGTACTTTAAATGGTACAAACGCTGTGTTCTCATCAAATGTATCAGCAACCAATTTTTATGATGGAACTGGTACATTTAACGTAAACTTAGGTAGTGGTGGTTCTGAAGGTAGAGGTATTGCAGCTGGTTATAGTGGTGGTTCTTATGGTGGATTAGGATACAACGTTAGACATACTACAACAGGTGGTAGCTGGAGAGCACCATTAGCAGATACATCAACTTATTTATTATTTAATAGTGGATTTACTTTCTATAATGATGCAAGTACAACATTAAATAGATTTGCATCATATACTCAAATAGGTAGATTAGATGGTAGTGGAAACTTTACTATTCCTGGTAATATAACTGCTGGAATTCATTATGTGGGTAACGCAACAACTTATTATATTAATTCAACCACATCTTATTTAAACAATTTAAGTTTAGCTGGAAACTTAGTAGCAGCAGGTGGTATGTATTCATCTGGTGTTTATAACTATGCATTCTTACAAGTAACCGATACTAATAATTTCTGGATTACACCTGGAGCTAATAACTGGGGTTTATATTTTGAAACTACTGCTGGTGGATTATTGGGTGGTAGTGGTGATTCTAATAGATTAGGTTTTGTTGGTAGTGGTGTTGCTAGATTCTATGTAGATTTAAATAATGGAACTGGTTGGTTTGGTGGAAATTTAACAGCAGGTACAATTTATACTGGTGGTGGTTCTACATATTATATTAACGCTGGTACATCGTATTTAAACTCATTAACATTAGCAGGTAATTTAACTGCTAATACTGGAACTGTAATTGGAAATGTACTTTCATTTGGTAATAATAATTCACCTTTGGTTTATTGTGGCTTTAGTGGAGGTTATTTATATAATGGATTTGCATATTCATCAGTTTGGTCTAACTTAAGACATGGTGATTTAATAACATATGAAACATCGGCAAATAATTCATCTTGGACATCACAAACTATTACCGATTCAATTAGAAATACATTCTTAGGAGAAAAAGCTTCACCTTCATATGGTGGTGGTGGATTTAATATTGATGCTAGTGGTGGCGGTAGAGGTCAAAGATTTACATTTAGTATAGGATATAAAAACTTTGATATGTTCCATGTGGTAGGTAGTACCAATGGAGCAAATATTACAATTACAGTAGAAACATCAACAAATGGGGGAAGCAGTTGGAGTACCTCATTCAGTCACAACTGGAGTAGCTGGCCTGGTAATTTTACTAAATTCTATTCTTTATTTAATTCTGCTATCAATAGAATAAGGGTATCATTCTATAACACAGGTGGTAGTGGAAATGCTGGATCTGTAGCTGCACTTGCATACTATGGTGGATATAGTGGATATAACCAACCATATCATCAAGCCGTTTATGATTACGATTATTATAGAGCATATATTAGTAGAGATACAACAATTGGTGGAAACTTAACAGTTAATAGTAACATATATTTAGGTGGAGCAACAACATATTATTTAGGAAGTAATAATGCAAACTTAAAAACTTTAATAGTTGGTGGACAAGATAATGGTACTGCAATATTCTACCGCTCATCAAATCCATATTCAATTGGAGGTACTGATGCAGTTGTAACTATTTCTGATAGAAGTGGAGCAGACTGGGGATTATTTGTTGATAAGACTGGATTTGATTATGGTATTTATACAACTATATCATCCGGCGGTTCTTATGGATTTGCGGTTAATGATGGTAGTGGTTGGGTATGGAGAGTAAATGGAGCAGGTAATCAATTCTTTACTAATTATCTATCTGGCAATGGTAAACAAGCACTTGATACAACAGATAGTTATTTAAGATTAAATCAATCTAATGCATTTACTAATGGTACTTATACTCCATATAACTTTAGAGTAGATGGTAACCTTTATGTAGGTGGTGTAACTTATTACATCAGTAGTGGTGGACAGGCTAACTTAAGTTCAGCATATATTGGAGCACATTTATTTGACGCATTTAATACGGCAAATATTAGAATTAGAACATCTGGAAATAGTGATGGTGGTATCGTAGTACAAAATAGTTCTGGTGGCTTCAAATTCCAATTATATGGTGATAATAGTAATAACTATGGTTTCTTAAATGGTACGTGGGCAAGCTGGGATTTGAGAAAAAATCTGAGTGATGGTAACTTGTATATGAATAATAATAGTAGTTATTACTTGAATACAAATGGTACAAGTGTTTTAAATATATTAAGAACTAATCAAGTATCAACTCCATATCATAGTTTAACATCTACATTTAATGCACTTAACTATTCAACTGGAAACGGATATTTAATTACTACGAATATTGATTATGGTACTTTCAATATGCCAACGGTAATTATTGAGGGGTATGCATATGGAAATGCACAATCAATTAATTTACAAATTGTTTGGTACGCATATGCTGGTAATTGGACTAATCATTCATATATAAATAATGGTGATTGGGATCCTGGTACTGTAAGAATAGGTAGAAATGGTTCTGGTAAAGTATGTATTCACTTATCTAACAACATCTATTATGGTAGATTTAACGTAAGATGTATATACGACCAAGGTTCAGGATATTTGGAAAGTTGGGCTATTACAGATGCAACTTATACTGGTTTAAGTATAATAACAACTGTTCCAAAAAACTCAATAAATACAAACATTACTGGTTTAGCAACTTCTGAAACTTTACAAACTGTATCGGCAAGAGGTAATGTTGCTGATAACGATTTAATTACAAAAAATAGTGGATATCATTTTAGAGCAAGATATACTGATAACTCAAACATATATCATGCATCTCTTAACTGGTATGGTTTACAATTAGGTAATAATGGTGCAAACTATATAGTAGCAGGTAGGACCAATGCAAACGGCTACTTAGATTTCTATGTTAATAACACATCAGATTTTACTTCAATAAATGGACAACATGCGGTTAGAATTGATTCGGATAGAAGATTATATTCATATGTTGATACTCGTTCACCTATATTCTATGATTATGATAACGCATATTATAAGTGGGATGGTAATGGTACATCAATTGGTAATGTAATTCAAGCTGAAAGTTACTTTAGACAGAATAATGATGGTGGTACATTCTTAGTATCCGATGGTTCTGAATATAACAACTGGTTATTCCAAGAAAATGCTAGAGGCTGGGGTATATTTTATTTCAACAAAGGTTCACAAAGTGGACAAAGTTATGGTGCATACACTATGGTCGGTGCAGAAACTGTATTTGTTGGACAATCATCTGGACCGGCAATGCCTGGTTGGGTTGGATATAATACTAATAGTAAAGTAAATGCAATAATATCGCACTATAATGGTTCATTTTGGACATATGGTAGACAATATTCAGCAGATAGTATGCAGGCACCAACTTATTATGGTACTTCAAATGGTGCATATTATTTAATTACTGATGGTACTTCTAACCTAAATGCAGTTAGAGCATATTCATTACAAGGTAATGGAAACGTAGGTGGTACTGGGGCAGCATCTTGGCATCCATCTGGTATTTACTCAGCTGGTTATAACTGGTTGTATGGTGGTATTAGTGCTGGTGGTAGTGATGTAGGAAGTATAAACAATCTTACGGTAAATGGTTCTGGTTGGTATAACGCTAATGGTAATAACTCATCTTACTATGGTTCTATAACATTATGGAGTACTGGTAACGCTACTACTTCAATGATAATGTTTAAATACGGAGCAAACATTGGATTTGGTACGCATGGTTACCAATCGGACCAATATGGTACTTGGTTTGTAATGGATACATCTGGTAGAGCATGGGTATTCCGTAATGCATCAACTGGTACAAACGTAGGTTCATTAACAAACAATGGTGATTTCTATACAAATGGCGTTACTAATAGTAGTACTTTAATCTCACGAAGTTCTGTAAACTCAAATTACTACTATGATTATGGTGGAACATTTGCATTCAGAATTGGAAGTGCTACTGGTAATACAAGACATATTGATTTAGCAAATAGTACAACTGACCCATCAGCAGTTGGCTCTCAGACTGGTATTAGTTCTGGACAAAGAGGTGATAACCAACCATACTATTTTATGTATGTTAAATCTCCATATAATAATGGAAATTCAACCCATACAAGACTTTCGTTGGGATGGCATACCGGTTTGGAATTAGGTGGAAACCCTGCGTATGGTGGTACTAGATTTTTTGCAGACTCTCCCGGAGTTAATAGTAATGAAATTATGAGTATTGGTAGAGGTGATACTAATATAAGAATTAGTAATACTCTATTTGTTCCATATATTGTGGATAGAGATAATGGTGGATATTATATTGATATGAATGGTTCATCGTATATGAATACATTGACAATGGCCAACACAATCTATTCTTATAACTGGTTTAGAAGTTATAATGCTACTGGTTGGTATAATGAATCATATGGTGGTGGTTGGTTTATGCAGGATTCTACATGGTTAAGAACATATAATGGTAAGAACATTTATTGTGATGCATATATTAGAGCACAAGGTTCATTCAGAGTAGGTAGTGAATATTCTATTTGGGGAACATATGGTTCGTATAGTTCATATATTAGTAGATTAGCATATGTATCCTTTGACTGGAACGCAACATATGATACTTATCCAAATCACGGATATGCATCTACGGATTATAATGGTTCATTCACCGATTCAGTTTCATTAAACTCATTTAATGATATTACATTGAGAGTTGATGCGAATAACAATAACACTTATTCGTATTTGAGATTGATGGATAACTCAACTGGTGATAACACATTCACTTACATGAGTGGTGAGAATGGTAATCCAATTGCATATTTCTATAATAGAATGTATTCTGGTGTTATGTATAATAGATACGATAGTTCTAAATACTTAGACCGTTATACTGGAGATTATACATCTTGGTATATGGGTGGTTCTAATAATGGATATTCTGGATGGAGAGTTGATGGTAGTATGGCATTGATGATACATACTGCTGGTGCTGGTGCACCTTGTGGATTCTGGCATCCTTCATATGGTTGGTCTTTCTTAGCATATTGTAATGGTAACGTTTATTTAGCATACGCAGCTGGTTGGAGAGCATATACTACTGATTGGGGATTGTATATTAGTGGTGATTTGAGAGCAAGTGGTAACGTAATTGCATATTATTCTGATATTAGACTTAAAGAAAATATAGAAACAATTCCTAACGCTTTAGAAAAAATCCAAAAGCTTAGAGGAGTTACTTATGATTGGAATGATGAAAAAGTAAATATTAATAGTAAGCGTGCTGGAACTAGAGATATTGGATTGATTGCACAAGAGGTTGAGGCAGTTGAACCATTATTAACAACGGAATACCAAACTCAACTTACTCACCAAGATTCTAAAAACGCAATGGATGCGGTTGATTTTGTTCCTGAAATGTCTCCAATGTATAAAACTATCAAATACGATAAGATTACAGCATTATTAGTTGAGGCAGTTAAAGAACTAAAAGCTGAGTTGGATGAGGCAAGAGCTGAGATTAGAGAGTTGAAAAATAAAAACTAATATATTTATATAAAATAACAAAACTATGGCATTCGAATACAAATGGTCATTAACAGGACTTAGAAAACAAAATACATCTGATTTAGCGGATGTTATCGTTGGTACGAATTGGAAAGTTGAAGCTACCGATGAAGAAGGATATACAGCTACATTTACAGGAGGAACTCCTTTTGAAGTGCAAGATTTAAATCATGATGGATTCATTGATTACAAAGATTTATCTGAAGACCTAATATTGGGTTGGGTTAAATCATATGTAAGTGGTTCAGATTCACCACATCCTCATTATTGGCAGCATGTAAATGAGCAATTAACTAAGCATATCGATACTATAAAATGGGAAAAGCAAGAAGTTGGACCTAAGAATTTTCCTTGGTCTGACGCATCTGGTAGTAATATACCTGATGCACCTCCTGTATAATATACCAAAAATATATTATTTTGAATGTCCAAAGTATAGTTTAATAAAATAAATTATGTTTTGGACATTTTCTTTATATTTATATAGGTAATATTGTACATACTCAATATTAGCATTTTAAAACATAATAATCGGAGAAATAACATGGCAGAAAGAATTGTATCCCCTGGTGTATTTACTAGAGAAAACGATTTATCATTCCTTTCTCAAGGAATCGGTGAAATCGGAGCAGCATTTATAGGACCTCTAAAAGAAGGACCTGCATTTGTACCTACAATCGTAACAACTCAATCAGAATTTGAGGAAAAGTTCGGTAAAGTAGACGGAACATATTATACTGAATACGCAGTACAAAATTATTTAAGAGAAGCTGGACAAGCTACTATCGTAAGAGTTGCAGGTATCGGAGGATACTACCAAGCAGCACCATTGGCAATAGTTGCTGGCGGTAAAATAGCTGGTGTATTATACTCAACTTCAAACGGATTCCAAAACTATGGTTTTACTGGAGGAAGTGCAACTGGTACATCTGGTTCATTTGTAATTACTGGAGCAACCGGTAGTGCAACGAATGTATCAGCATCAACAGTAACATCAGCTACAAATGATTTATCAGATGTATTTGGTGAATCTCCACTTGGACCAAAAGAAGCATACACTTATGTTTACTTTGAAAATGCAGCAAATAGTTTACCAACCGCTAGTATATCTAGTATTGTATTACCTACACAGGTTTATACATTTGATGCACAACCTGCACAAACTCCAATGGTTACCTCTCAATTGATTAGTGGTGTAAGATATGACCTTTTCAAATTTGTAACTTTAGGTGATGGTGCAAATTATAATACTAAATTTAAAGTTGGTATTTCTAATGTAAAGGCAGCTGGTGAAGATGGCGGTACTGATTATTCAACTTTTACTGTAACTATTAGAAGTTATTCTGATATTGATAAGAGAAAGAGTGTTGTTGAAACATTTAACAATGTAAACTTAGACCCTGCTTCTCCAAACTTTATAGCTAGAAGAATGGGTGATTCTTATATTACAATTGATGCTGCTGGTAAAATCACACAAAATGGTGATTACGCTAACAAATCAAAATATGTAAGAGTTGACGTAGCAATAGCTGGTTCATATCCTATATCAGCAGCACCATTCGGACATGCCGCATATATAAATCCAATTGAAACAGCAGCTGGTGATGTAACTAAAGTACCTGCAGTTGTATATCAAACAGGTTCAGCAGCTAACACAGCTGGTTCTCCAATCTATTATAGTGGATTTGATTTTGAAGGTGAGGGTGTATCAATTGATAACGCTCAATACTTAAAACCAATTCCTAATGAAGCAGTATCAGGTTCAAACGTTGTTTTCGGATTTGATTCTCAATTATCATACCAAATGACTGGTTCAAAAGCAGTTGATATGGTTAAGAGACAATTTGTATTAGCATTCCAACAAGGTTTTGATGGTACTAACCCAATCACACCAATAGCTAAAGCTGGTGATGCAAATTGGAACAATGCAAATCAGCAAGGATTCAATTGTTCAACTTCAGCAGCATCTGGTTCAGCAGCATATACAAAAGCAATTAACGCAATTTCTAATCCTGATGAGTGGGATATCAATATGGTGGTAACACCGGGTCTAAACTATCAAAGCCATCCAGCAGCTGTTCAAGCAGTTATTGATATGGTTGAAGATAGACAAGATGCATTCTACATAGCTGAATTTTCTGATTATGATGCAACAATTGCAGATGTAACTGAAAAAGCACAAGGAGTAGATTCAAATTATGTTGGTACTTACTATCCTTGGATTAAAACAATTGATACAAATACAAACAAATTAACAATCGTTCCTCCATCCGTATTATTACCAGCGGTTTACGCAAGTAATGATAGATTGGCGGCAGAGTGGTTCGCACCGGCTGGTTTGAATAGAGGTGGTATCACTGGAGCAGTTAGTGTATTGAATAGATTAACACATGCAGAGAGAGACACTCTATATGAGAACAAAGTAAACCCAATCGCAGCATTCCCTGGACAAGGTATTGTAGCATTCGGACAGAAGACATTGCAAGATAAGGCTTCAGCATTAGATAGAATCAATGTAAGAAGATTACTTATCACAATGAAGAAGTTCATCGCTTCAACATCTCGTTATTTAGTGTTCGAACAAAATACATCTACAACTAGAACTCGTTTCTTAAACACTGTAAACCCTTATTTAGAGGCTATCCAACAAAGACAAGGTTTATACGCATTCAAAGTTGTAATGGATGAAACTAACAACACACCGGATGTAATCGATAGAAATGTATTAGCAGGACAAGTGTTCTTACAACCGGCAAAGACGGCTGAATTCATCGTAATTGATTTCAACATCTTACCAACGGGAGCATCTTTCAACGCATAATTTGAAAATAAAGGAATTAGATATTTATTAATATAAAATAAAAGGAACAAAAATGGCAGAAATATTAGAATTTGATAAGATGTTCTATACGAACTTCGAACCTAAAATGAAGAACAGATACATCATGGAAATTGATGGTATTCAATCATATTTAGTAAAAGCTGGTAACAGACCTCAAATTAACTTTGAGAAAGTAACTTTAGACCATATCAACGTTAAAAGACAGTTGAAAGGTAAAGGTGAGTGGCAAGATTTAGAAATCACTCTTTATGACCCAATCGTTCCATCTGGAGCACAAGCGGTAATGGAGTGGGTGAGATTATCACATGAATCTATTACTGGTAGAGATGGATACGCTGATTTCTACAAAAAGGATATCGATATCTATATGTTGGGACCAGTCGGCGATAAAATAGAACAATGGAAACTTAAAGGAGCTTTCATTCTTCAAGCTAACTTTGGTGATTTAGATTTCACTTCAAACGAAGTAGCAACTATCACTTTAACATTATCTTATGATTACGCTATCTTAGAATACTAATCTAAAAATAATAAAAACAATCAGGGGATACCAAAATATCCCCTTTTTTGTGCTTTCTAATTTTTTAAAAACTATGTATTTATATATACAAACTTAAAACAAGTAAAGTTATGACAGACAAAGTATATGATTTTCCAACGGAAGTATTAGACCTTCCATCTCAAGGTAAAGTATATCCACCAGAACATCCATTATCATCTGGGCAAATTAGAATTAAATTAATGACTGCAAAGGAAGAAGATATTCTTTCTTCATCTAATCTTATTAAAAAAGGATTAGCAATTGATACATTATTTGAATCTATTATAGTAGATGGTATAAAATCGGATGATATTATTATTGGTGATAAAAACGCTATCCTTTTAGCAACTAGATTATTAGGATATGGTGCAGAATATAATTTACAATTCTTTTCATCTAAAAAAGGTGAAACTATTAATGTAAATTTTGATTTATCTACAATTCAAACTAAAGAGGTTGATTTTTCAATATTCAAAAACAAAAATGAATTTGATTATACAACACCAAGTGGTACTAAATTAACATTTAAGATATTAACACATGGTGATGAAAGATTAATTGATAAAGATGTAGAGGCTCTTAAAAAAATAAATAAAGATGTATCATCTGAGATTAGTACTAGATTGAGATATATGATTAAATCAGTTGATGGTAAGAATGATTTAGCAACTATTAACAAATTTGTAAACAATATGTTAGCTAAAGATAGTAGAGCATTAAGAGAGCATATTAAGAGTATGTCACCTGATATGAATATGAAATTTGAATATACTCATGAAGATGGTGAGGTGGAGGAGGCGCCTATTTCATTAGGAGTAGGGTTTTTTTGGCCTTCCTACCAATCATAGTATAAATCTACATTCGCAGATTTTTGATATGGTTAATTATGGTAATGGATTTACTATGATGGAACTATACAAAATGCCAACCCGATTAAGGTTATTTTACTACAATAAACTGGTGGATTCTAAGAAAAAAGAGAATGAACAAATAAAATCATCACAAAGACAATCAAAAGTTAGGATAAAGAGATAATTTCTCCAAATCCTAACTTTTTCGTTTATAGGATATTTATTATCGTATAAGTAAACAAATTCAATATGAAAAAATACAAATTATCAGAGGGAAATATTAATGAATTTTGGGAATTATTTTTTAAAAAGAAAAAAACTCCATATGAAATTCAAAAAATAGTAGATAATGACCCTATATTAAAAAAATTACAAGCGGATTATGATAAAATTGATGCATCTACTGGCCCTATATTACATAATATCAAAAGTAGAAATCCTGAAATTTATGATAAATTAGCTAAAATTGGATTAGTACCAAAAAATATATAATCCATTTAAAGAATAATTAATGGCAGATTCCAAAAATAGTAGAGAATTAAACGAATTGCTTAAACAGCAAGGAGAACTTCAAACTCGCTTAAATGAGCAAATAAAAGCTGCCGCAGTTCTTAGTGGTAGGGAAGCTCAAGAAATGGAAAACAAAATAGCTAGTACTAAAATACTTTTAGGATTAACTGAAGAAGAAGCTAAAAAAAGACAAAAAGCATTAGACCAAAATGAAAAAAGACAAGCTAAGATTAATGCATTAAAAGAAAAAGAAACTGCTCATCAAAAGGAACTTAATGATATGATTGATGAGTATGCAACATCCATTTCAAAAATGAGTCCTCAACTCCAAAAAGCTTTACAAATAAATACTCAACAAAAAGGAGTATATGGTACACTTAATGCATTAATGGTAGAACGTAAAAAAAATGAAATAAATTTATCCGAAGAAGAAAAGAAAGCAAGTGATATTCGTCTTGAAACAATGGGTAAGGTAAGTGAAGAACAATTACAAGTAAATTCTGATTATATTGAACAATTGAATAGTATGTTTGGTATAAAGAAAGTGGATATGGAACGAGTACAATTGTTAGCAAAAATAAAAGATTTAACTGGAGAAGAAAGAATAGCAGCAGAAAAATCATTTGAATTAGCAGAAAAGAAAGAACATCAATTAGAACGTTTAAAGGAAATTGAAGAAGAAACAAGTGATTTAGCCGGAGAATTACCAGAATCATTAACATCTGCAGGACATGCAGCAAAAAAATTAATGGGTGCACTTATAGCAGGTTCTCCTATATTATTATTATTTACGGCAATAGGACTTGCAGTTGAAGATTTTTTAGAATTAGATAAAGCAGCGGGCAAATTTAGAGAGGATACTGGATATACAAAAAAGCAAACATATGAAATAGAACATTCAGCCCATGTAATTGCAGTAGAGTATGGAAAGATGGGAGTACATGCTGCTACGGTATATGAAATAACAAATCAACTTAAGAATGAATTTAGTGATATAGCTCAATTTAGTGAAAGTACTGTAGCAGCGTTATCAATAATGACAACTAATTTAGGTATATCCGAAAGTGAGGCAGCTAAAGTGCAATCGGTATTTGAACAAGTATCTGGATTATCACAAGAAACGGCAGCTAGTGTAGGATTACAAGTAGCTAGTATGGCAGAGATGGCTGGTGTTTCTCCTAAAGAAGTATTGGAGGATATTTCAAAAAGTGCTGGAATTACATCAAAGTATTTTCATGGTGATGTTAATTTACTTAAACAACAAGTAATAAAAGCACATCAATTAGGACAAGAACTTGAAGATGTTGAAAAGACTGCTAAAGGCTTATTAAATTTTGAAGAAAATATTGGAGATGAATTAGTAGCAGCAACTTTTGTTGGTGGACAATTTAATTTATCACAAGCAAGAGGTTTAGCCGCAGCAGGTAAAATGGTTGAAGCGCAAGACGAAGTATTAAAACAAATTCAGAGAAGTGGTGATTTCACAAAACAAAGTGTATTCACTCAAGAGGCTTTAGCTAAGGCATCTAATATGACTGTTGAAGAAATTAATAAGCAATTATCAATTAGAGAAAAATTAGCAAATCTTAGTGATGATGAAAAAGCTAAAGCTACAGCTGCTATAAACGCAGGATTGGATATAACTCAATTAAATGAAGAACAATTAAAGCAAAAGACAGAGGAATTTGCATTAAATACACAAATACAATCATCTCAAGACCAAATGAGTAATGGATTGAAAGCAATTGGTACTCAAATTGGTGGTTTATTATTAAAACCAATGCAACTATTGGCAAATGTATTTGAATTTATAGCACAAAACTCTGCTGTACTTTACGGACTTATGGGTGCTCTTGGAGTTGGTGCATATTTTTATTATCAATCCGTACAAAAAGCAGCAGCTGCAAAAGCGTTGGAGGCAACGATGCAAAGTGCAATATTGAAAGCTCAATATGAACAATTATTATTATCAGAAAGTCAAGCAGCATTAAATACAACCGCAGTAGGTGCTGAGGTAAGTAAAACTGCTGCAAAAGAAGCTGGAGTAGTTGCATCTGGTGTAGAATTAGCAGGTGCACCCGCTAGAATAGGAGCAGCTGCTACAGAGGCAGGTATAAAAGAACAAAGTGCAATTGCATCTATTTTTGCTGGAAATGCCTGGATGGGACCATTAGGTTTATTGGCAATTGGTGGTATACTTGGATATTTAGCATCATCTTTAAGTAAGGCGGGAGATGTAATGTCACCGGCAGATGGTAAAACTGTAGTATCAACTAAAGAGGGTGGTTTATTTGAATTATCTGCAAATGATGATTTAGTAGCAGCGCCTGGTGCAGCAGCTGCATTATCTGGTGGTACTGGTGGAGGTGGTGTACAAATGAATTTAGCAGCATTATCAGCACCACTAAACTCAATGATTAATGAAATAAAAGCACTTAGAGCAGATTTAAATGCAGGTAAGATATCTGTTTATATGGATGGTTCTAAAGTTACATCTGGAATTACTAAGCAAGTTGAAAAGACAAGTAGAAATAGTTTTAATTTAGCGTAAACATAGAATAACATGCCATCATTACAAGAATTATTTAAATCTAAAAAGTTAAGCAATAATCAAACTGCTCAACAAAAGTATGATATTCAAAATAGCAAAGAGAATAAACCTACTTCTGCAAATCCATTGATGAACGCAGTGGCATTTCCATTACAACAAATAGCAAGAAGAAATTTATCTACAAGAGGTAGAGAAACTAGATTTGAGGAAGGAATTACTGGATTACGAATATTAAAAAATGTAGCATCTCCGATTATATATGGTACTGATATTATTAGATTAAAAACTCGTACTACAACGGATTTGGATACAATGAAATCGGTTGCAAACGGAGCTGGTGCTGGTGGTGTTCTTAGTGCATTTGCAAATAAGATTAAAAGTTTTGTATCAAGCAAATTAGGATTACCAAGCAGTTTAATACCAAGTAATTTAAAATTAGAATCCGATACGTTTAAGTACACCACTCCGTTTGGATATTCGGAATATTTTAGCAAAGCAAAAAAAGATGCAGCAGGTAGCTTACTTGGAAAATTTTTAAATCAAGCTGCAAAAGGTACTCCAAATCAAATGGGTAATCAATTAATTGGTGGGGCAACTCAAATGGTTAAAGATAAAATCAAAAAAGGATTATTTGGAGAATCAACAATAGGATTGGCAACTGGAGGTACGGCAACAGGCGTTAATGAAGATGGTAAATTGATTGTTTTTAGAAAAAATAAGCAAGGCAATAAAGCATATGTAAAAAATAGTACTGAGCTATTTAATTTTACTCGTTATAAATACAGTTCAAATACTCCATACTCAGCTAAATTTTATGTAGACACAGAAACTGATTATTTAAAACACTATTTAGAGCAAGTTGGTGTTGGGGAAGCACAAAAAGATTTTACTCCGTTGAGTACTACAATTTTACCAAAAAAGCCAACCGCAATAAAATATATAAATGATTATTCCGCTACACCATATTCAACCGGTAAAAATGGAGTAATTGGTACTCAAAATGAGTATGGTGACTATGTAGTGGAAAATTCATTAGGTACTAAACGAGGATTTTCATATAACGAATTATATAAAGATACTGACGATAATGTTATAAAAGCAAGGGTTGGTAACTATGCGGATGCATTAAATAATTTAGTAGCTTTTAGTGAAGCTGATGAAGCTAAGCAAACGTTATTTGAAAAAAATATAGATTTTATACCATTAAAATTTTATTCTGTTGCAAAGAAATCGCTTGTTATGTTTAGAGCAACAATAAGTGGATTTAGTGAAACACTTAGACCTACTTGGGAGCCAGGCAAATTTGTAGGAAACCCATTCAATTACTACACATACAGTGGAATAGAAAGAACAGCAACATTTAAATTTAAAATATATTCATTATCAGCTGGTGAACATATAGCAGCATGGCAAAGAATTAAATTCTTAACATCATTAGTATATCCACAAGGATATAATAGTCCTGCCAAATATGTAGTACCTCCATTTATAAAATTTACTTTAGGAGATTTATATCACAAAAAAGAAGGATTTATAGAATCATTAACATATACTGTAGATGATAATTATTCTTGGGAAACCGGACTTAATGCAATACCTGGTGATTCTGCAAACGGAGCTATTGGACAAAAGGAATTAACAAATTATAAATTACCAATGATTATAGATGTTGATATATCTATAAAATTTGTAGAATCTGCGGCATCTCATGGTAGTGAAACAAAAGGAAAAGATTCCAATGGAAAGGATATAACTATATTTAATCCAGGAAGTAATTTATATGCATATGGTAAGAAAGCAGATGATGCAAAAAAGAACATAGATAGTGGAGGTAATCCAAAAACAAATACAGCGGCATCTCAACCAAAAGCTAAAGATGGTGCTAAAAAAGAAAATCCTGTTAAGCAGACAAATACTAAAGTTGATACAAAAACTGCCACTGGTAAAAAAGAATATATTTTAGATGGTAAACAAGTTAGTCAATTATTTTTAGAAACAGCAGCAGGAATAAAACATTAATAGAATATGACAGGTAGATATCAAAATAATAGAACTAAAAAAACAATTGATGGCAGAGAGGTATATCAATCAAAAATATATCCTAATATTCCATTAAGAGATGATGATATATATGTAGCAACTGAAACTGGTGATAGATTAGATTCACTTGCATATCAATTCTATGAAGATGCATCTCTTTGGTGGATTATTGCAACTGCAAATAATATACACAATGCTGTATTTGGTTTTGAGGATGGGACAATATTAAGAATACCACAAAACTATTTAGAAATAATAAATAATTTTAATAGATAATATGTGGCCTAAGCTATCAAACATAGAAGCAAATATCGCTTACAAAATAAAGAATAGAAATAATGTAGCAGCTAGTACATTGAATTGCTGGGTGAGAGTTATTTCTGGAGCAAATGCTGGGCTTATATTTGAATCTCATCCCGATTATCCAATATTTTCATTAAATGGAGAAGCATCTGTTTATGGAAACTCAAATACAAGTGGAACTGTTGGAAGTGATTGGAATGGTAAAATAGTATCTACTAAAGCTGGTAGAGCATTAAGGCCAAGACCAATTATAACTGGTTTGACTGTTAAAGAAGGTCATGACCAAATATCAAGAGAGGTAAGTTTAAAAATAAAATGTTTTACATTAGAACAATTAGAATTGATTCAAGAATATTTTATGGAGCCTGGTTATACTCTTTGTATAGAATTTGGATGGAATACTCCAAATGCATCATGGGGTATCATTGATAGAAAAAAAATATTATCCGATGGTGTTACTTCTAATTTAAACCAAAATAAATTACATGAAAAACGAATTAAATCAAATGGTGATTATGATTCTTTTTTAGGATTTATAGTTGGCGGTAATATTAATAATGCAGATGAGACGTATGATGTAGAAGTATCTTTAAGAGGGTCTCCATCATTACCTACATTTATGCAATCGCATAATTTACCATTAAAACAAGATGGTAACGGAGATATTAACTTAGTAACAAATAATACAGGCCCATATCCATATCCATCAAGCGAAGCAGAAGATGAAGATGCAACCGCATTAGACCGTAGATTTAAAGCAATGTTCAATGATTTACCAACATTTAGACAAACCCAGAATGTAAAAGATATACTAACGGATGGTAAAGTAAAGATAACTGAGCTTGATTTTATAAATTTTGATAAAGTAGTTAGTAATTCGGTAAATTCATTTGCAAAACCAGCCTGGTACAAATTTTGGAAAAGTGATGAAGTTGATGTAAAATCCGTTGCCGGTGATATTCCATTAGAAAAGGATAAGCTATTTTCAACAAATAGATATATTAGACTTGAATTGGCTGTAGCAATATTAAATAGAATTGGAGTTATTGAAGCATACACAATGGGAAACGAAAGTATTGATTTAAGAATTGATATTTCAAATTCTGTTATTGGTGCATTTCCAAAAATATTTTCAACAAAAGCTGATAAACTTTTAATAGCAGGTAATTTACCTGAATTTAGTAAATATTTTTTAAATGTAAATGATGTAAGCCAACAAGAGTTATATGATAGTAACTTTATTGGACTTGGTGTCCCATTTGTTGAAAGTAGTGCATTAACTTCTGAAATTGTAAAAGGGTATAGTGAAGAGGCTGAACATTGGGGGTATTTAAAAAACTTATATGTAAATTTTGATATGTTCAAAAATAAAATTGAACAAAAAAATAAAAATATAAGAGAAATATTTTTAGATATTTTAAACGAAATGTCTTCTGCAGTTAATTCATATTGGAATTTTCAAATAGTAGAAATGCAAGATGAAAATGGAAATATAAGTAAAGAAATTGAAATAAACGCATTTTCAGTTCCTATGCTAAATCCTATGAATATAACAAATCCAATAAAAATAACTCAACTTGAAAGTACAAAAACTACTATACGATTGGGAGTTATTGATGAAAATTGGATAGGAAAACCATCAACAGCAGAACCAATTCGTACATTCTATCACAATGGTGCCAATTGTACATTTTTAGAATCAAATTTGGAATTGTCTATACCGGGTGAAATGACTAATCAAATTGTTTCTAGAAGATTAGATGTAGTAACAAATCCTGACACACCAATAACCGATGTTGGTGGATTTTTTAATGCAAGTGTAGATTTATTTTTAAAAGAAGTAGTAGCAGGTGGTAGTGACAGACCGGCAACTACCGAAAATGCAGCTAGTGCACCTCCTCCTGAAGAAGATAAAACACTAGAAGACTTAAAAAAAGCAAAGGAAGACTTAAAAATTACTACCAAAACTGAATCGTTTGGAGTGGGTTCTCCTGGAATAACAGCATATTATAATGAAGATGGAAGTACAGCATCAGCTGAATCTGTGGCTGCATACAAAGCAATAGAAAAGGAAATTAGCGCAAAGGTAAAAGAAACAGGAGAATTACAAAAAACAACTCTTACCAAAAATTTAGATAAACTTGATGTAGTACCAAATCCAAGCATAAATACACCATTAGCATTAACAGATGGTAGTATTACAGCTAAAGATGAATTTAATAAGAATTTTATAATATATTGTTTTAATGATACTTCATTTTTTGATAAAATAAAAAATAAAAATTTCTTTTTAAAAAAACCAACAGATAATTTAGTAAATGAAAACGGAGGAGTTGATAAGAGATTATCACAACCATTGCCAATAAAATATAGTTTTAAAATATTAGGAACAAGTGGATTGAGACGAGGTGATATGTTTAATATAATTGGAATACCTGCAAAATACGCAAAATATGGATTGTTTCAAATAACACAGGTAGAACACACTATTGAGAATATGAATTGGTTTACTGAAGTAAAAGGAGAATATAGACAAATACAATAATATGAGTATATATAATGTAATATATAATAGAATTAATAGAAGTAAAATAAATCAATTTGAAATTCCTACTATAACATCATATGTCCCATCTCCAATAGATACAGATTATACAACTGGATATATTACTAGATATTTTATACAAAAATCAAATGATAAAAATTCGGCTGTACGTGAGATATCAAAAACGGGATATCAAGAATTTATAAACAATAACTTTTATATTGTAGTTGCATTGGATTGGAAATTGTCTGGTACTGATGAAGAAATAAAAGAAGCAAATTTAAAATCGGTAAAAAGAGCAGCTAAGGTATTACCAGCGATTCAACTTTATTTACCATACCTTTTACAATTTAAAAAATAATTTGGTAATCTAAATTATTATTCGTATATTTACATA